TAATGAATATGGGAAAAAATATAACACAACTAAATTCAGAGTTCCACAATATTCTTTTAGAACTTTTTTGCAAGATTATTTGGGATATGATTTAGCAGAAGAATATGTTCTAAAACAAAAAACAATAAAATTATCAAAAAAATGTTGTAGTACAGAATTTTTTGAATATTGGAAAAAAACTGGTATTAATGTTTCAAAAAATCAACCTGATGTCACAAAATGGGATGTTAGTGAAACAATACCATTTGATTGTATGAATTCTATTACAAAAACAATTGAAGTGTTAATACAACCATGTAAACAAGAATATAAAGAAGATCAATTTTTTGATCATTATTATACATATGATAGTGAATATGCAAATATGTTAAAAAAAGAAATGACTGATGCATATAAACCATTATTTCAAAAATTACATGATACAAAAACATTCAATTATTTAAGAAATAGTCATTTTGTGACACAACAATTATTACATTTTTCATTATTAAATTTAAAACCAATGTCATTTTCAATATTTAATGCTGGTATACCAAATACTATTTATATTGTTGCTGGGTGTTATAACAAATTATTTTCTGAAGATGGTAAACCATTTATGTGTGTAACCTTAACAAAAAACCCACAATGGTATACGGATTTTTTTGGTAAATACACTACAATTAAATGTCAAAATTCAGATTATTATTTATTGATATCAAATTGGAGAAGACTACCAACATCAAAATTGACACACATGAGAGACTCATATTATTCTGTTTTATCTTCAACAATGAATAGTATGTTATCAAATAACAACTACGAATCTGTTGTTATTCCAAAAAAATATGAATATATTTTTGCATTGAGAGCTATTATTTCTTTAAGTACAAATCAAAAAATTGCAGAATTTTTAATGGATGCAAGGTATGCATATATGTCTGCTTTTGCTACACATACAAATATAAATAAATTATTGGTCGAAAAATTTGGACCACCATACAGAACTTCTTTTGAAGTTTGGATTGTTAATAGATTATTGACAAGACTACATGTTTTATTCAATCATGTCAACAATGAAAATATTAAATTAAAGAGACCAGAATATCATGGTGGTATAAGGGCAAATACATCAATTGGTGGTGAAATTCAATTACCATCTTTATGGGGTAATTATTTATTATTAGATGTTTCAGAAATACTAGATGAAGCATTTATATATGTACATACAATGAAAGAACCATCAAACATATTTCATGAACAAATAAAAGCAATGGACGTGATTGTGACATTCCAAAATGAATATGATTCTTTACCTAATGAAATAAAATATGGTAATTTGTCTGATTGGGAAGAAATATATAAGTATTTAATGAGAAATACAAAAATTGGATTTTCTGGGCCAATTATATATAAATCAGTTAAATATACAGTTGGATTAGAGAAGCCAAATATCAAAAGATTTGTGGATGAGATAAATAATGAACCAATTGGTGAGTTAATAAGTACAAAAGCAGTAATAAATGATATTGAAAGGGAAATAATTGAATCTGAAAAATTGTCAAGTAGACAGATTGGTAAACATATGAAAAAAATGAGAGAATTTTTAACAGAAGAAGAATTTGAAAATAACAAAAATGACATAAAACATTATTATTTAAAAACTCATAGTAAATATTATTCAGAGATGAAACCAAGACAAAAAGTGATTGAAACAGTATTAGATAATATGATGGAAGATTTAAAATTGCAAAGAACAATTGATTTAGCAAATAAATTTATAAAAAATGATGATGGTCATGTTGTTGCAGATATTTGTATTAAAGCACAATATGGTTCAAAAAGGGAGTTTTATGTTATAAATATTGGTGCCAAAGGATTAGCCAGATGTACTGAGAATTTTTTTAAAAAAATGTCAGAAAATAGTCCAAATGAAGCAATATCAATACCTGGTGATAAAAAGATACTTGAAATGCAAAGAATGCTAGATAGGATATTTATGTCAAACCCATTGAGTGAAAAATTGAAATTAAAATATGTTAATGGTGATTGTACAAAATGGTCTGCTGCTGAAACAATGGGTTCTTTTTTAAGCATGACAATGGGATTAAAAGACCAAATACCACCAATGTTATATCAACTACTTCTTGCAACATTTAACTCATGGAGTGAAAAAGATATTCAAGTACCAATTGATATATTTAATAAAGTCATTCCCCCGACGTAATTGAAATATAAAACTTTGGTTGAAAAATTAAAATATTTAACAACATTAGAAGTAAAACAAAAAGGAAGATTCCATAGTACACAAAATTTTCTTCAAGGCATG